CCTTGTATGTTACTATTTCACCTTTGGCATAAGTTTTTAATCCAGTCCATGCAGGAATGTTATTTTGATTTAGAATAAATCCTTGGGCGTTTACACTACCATCCCATTCTGTAGTAGTGGTGCCGGATAGATACAGTCTGCTTTGTCTAGCACCTGTTACGGGTTCAAAAATTAAATCTCCAAACAAACTGGCGTTATCCAGCACAATCATGCTTTCAAAGCTGGTGTAACGCATGTCAATAAAACTCAGGCTTTGATTGTTCAATGGCTGAATGGTAAAGTTATTGTCAACTCGCACAATGTTAAGATCGCGCACAGGAAAATCTTTACGATTCTGATCCAAGATAACATGTTCTGCAGTTTGTGATGTAATAGTATCTACCACTGCTTGTTCTTTAAAAACTGAAAGTCCTGTAGCCAATGGATTCAAGTTGATCAAACTGCCGGTGCCCCAACCTTGTTGACTCCAATACATATATTCGTATACCATTTGTGACCAAGTCATCAAATAGCCATTGATTTGATTGGTAAATTCAAATCCTTGTGATTCTAAAAACTTTCCATAACTCAACAAGAAATTGGCCACAGCTGATTCAGTTGTAAACACAAATCCGTAAGGAATTTGAGTGATGTTGGTTGTGTAATTGGCAGGTGCTTTGATAGTTTTACCGGCCACACTGTATGTTTGGAATTGCCCAACTGGGATACTGGTCAATGTGTTAAAAAATGGTCTTGCAGTGCTGTAGCCAAAAACTGCCCAGCCGCCATCTACTACTTGAATCACAACTGAACTGTAGATTAATCTGTCAAATGGTTGATTTTTATAAACCAACAGTTGATAGCTCTCTGGCGGAATTTGCAGAGAAGTGTTAGTCGAATTAGGACTCGACTTTTCAGTATAAATTTTCAAATACTGTTTGTCAGAGAATGACGCCATTCTGTAGCACAAGCGCACATCAAGATTCTGAAGGTCTTTTTCCAATGCTATTGTGCTATTAGTGCCCGTGATGCGATTGTAATCCACAATCCAGTTGATATAACTGGCTTTGCTGGTGCCATCGCCATATACTTGCACTCCATTGGCATCTAATCTGTATCGTTCATTGTAGAGATATTGATCAAATTCTGTGCTGTATTTGTATAAGTCTCTATCAGCAAATAGTGCAAAGAATTTTGCTGGACGAGTGAGCGCCAGCAGTCGCATGGCTGCAAATGGATAATCACTTGAGTTCCACCATGATGCTTCAACAGGGCCGCCATCTCCAGGAGCCCAACTCTTTTGGAATGACTGTGTGTTGTAGCCAGCTACCACTGACTCCAATGGTGCTAACAACTCACCGGCTGTGCCAGTTGGTAGAACAGAAGTCAATCCGGGTCTAGCATAAGCGGGTAGGGTGTAAGCTCCTACTGGATCTCTCACAAGGCCCAGTTCCAGGTCGTCCCACAAGTTCATGTTGTCAGATGTGTACGGTGCAGGACCATAAGTGATTTCCCACCAGTCTGGTTGAACAGTAAAACCAAGCATTTCCCAAGGAGTCAATTCAGGCTGCTGAGTATCGTAGAAAAAACGATTGATACCGCGCCAGGCGCCTAACAATGTATTGCCGTTGAGTTTGTTGGTCGAAGAACTGTAATTGTAGGTAAACGGATTACCAGCATTGTAATTTTGTGTAGTGTAATCTAGCTTGTTCCAACCCACATAGGTCAACAAGTTTGTTTCTAGTATGGTGTTGATTTCACTATAGCTGTACCCAGTATCCCTAAACTGTCCAGGTATTACATCTGCAACATCAAGAGGTACAGGATTGCCATCTAGTTTGATGTTGTTATAAATTCTAGTTTCAAATTCCAACAATACTTCGTCACGGATGTCGCCAAAGATAGGAGTTTGACTACCGTCGTGACCTAGTATAACCAGTTGTTCGCCTGCACTGGTTTTGACTGGAATAACAGCTGGTCGCCAGGCAGGATACAGTCCCATTTTGCTAGGAGTGTTAGGAACATAGGTACCATAAGTGGTGCTGTATTCTTGAACCGTAACAACATCTCCAACGGCTAAAGTAATTAGAATCTCAATTCGTGGACCATCTGTGGCTACGGTATATTCTAAATCTCTAGTTAAAATTTCGTCATTCACATACACATTCATACCAAGGTAATTGGCAGATGTGTAATTGTACGACTGCACAGTGTCAAACACCTGCGTAGTGATGTAACTAACTGCGTAAGTTGTAGTTGTAAACACTGCGCTGGCTGGCAGCATGTCGCTCCAGTAGAATGGATTGCTTGAGGTGCGACCCAACGTAATTTCAGCAATCACAGTATCAAGCACTTGCGCCGCAGTTTCATACTGTATGGTCTGTCTGGTCACTGCTTCTAACAGTTGATTTTTGTACTTTTGATATTCTCTGCTGTTGTATTCTAGAGCACCAAAAATATTGTACTGCTGAGATCTCATAAAATATCCAGCCAGTGTGAGTGGTGCGCTTTGTTGTAAAATTATTTGACCATAAGGTATAATATTGCCAAGATCTCTAGTGTTATTGGCACCATTGATTGAGCCACTAAATGTGGTTAAATTTTGACAGATACTGTTATAGTGAGTGCGCAAGGTGCCCAATGTAAAACTCGGGCTGTTGGCATTCAATGGATTGTTATTGAGATTCAATGGAACCTGATAAAAAGCCACCTGACTGATCTGATCACTGAGCACTTCGACTTCAATCACATCTCCTACCACATGCACAGTACTAAATGTGATAGTTGTGGTATTGGTAGTAGTGCTTATTGTGTATGTGCCTGGATCCTGAAATATTGATCCCACAAACACTTTTACACTAGGTACTGTGGTCACAACGTTTGTTTGAACTGCTACATCCAATTGCAATGGTTGTAAATTGTAGACAAATTTAAACTGCTGGCGCATTAGCGTTGGAACCGCAGCAGTTTGCCAGCCAATCAGTCTATCATACACAGTTCTTGATGCATATTCATAGACAAATCCAGAACTGATTGGCGCTGTGGTGCTGACATTATCACGCACATACACAAATGAGTCTGAATACAAATTGTTATCAAACACAATATCACCAACGTTGGTCAATGAAAGATATTTGAGTGTGAGTTGTAATATTGGATCTGTGATGCCTGATCCAGTAGCATAACTAAACAACTTTGTGCCTGTGAATGTTGAACTAGGATATGTAACTGTATTGGCCAAACTTATGCCATCGGCATCAAATATATCAAACAGTGGTGCTTGTTGCACTGAAGTTTTTTGTTGCGCTTCTAACCACTCCACACCATCATACCAATAAGTAATACCAACCTGTGATCCACTGATACATGTGGTAGTTTGATCGACTGATATTTCTCCGTCTGTTGCTTCTACTAAATTTATAATTGGTTGATCAATTAGTGGTGTCACAGTATCTGGAGTGACAAAATTTACAACATAAATTTTGCTGCGCACATTTGGATCTTCGTCAGCTGCAAAAATCACACGACTGCCATTGACAAATGTATAATCGTTTACTGAATATCCAGTGCTGCCTTCAATATTACTAAAAGCATCAGTTTCAGTAAAGTCAATCACATTCACTGGTTGCTTGGCATCTGTACCCATGTTGTACAATCTAATACCGCCGCGGAACTGTATGATTGGCCGCTTGCCTTTTTTGTCATTGTCTATCACAACCGGGTTGTCGTTGTACGCACCAGTGGCGTTAAGCACATCAATATGGAACCAACGATTACTACGACTCCACGCATTTAGATCTGGGCTATCTCTATTGATTGTGAGATAATCAATATCATTAGCAGCCGCATACTCTTCAGGAGTGATGTAATTTGTCACAGGCAATAGTTCAATTGCTGTGCCCACTCCACTCACATAGTATTGTGGATTCTGGCTGGTAGTAGCAACCATACTGCCATTGGCAGAAGTCAATGTTACTGCTGGACCGTTTTTAGTTGCACTCACTTTGAACTGGCTGCTACTAAACACTGTTTGCACGTAGTAAGTAACACCAGTGCTGACTCCACCAAATGCTGTGCTAGAAAAAATAATCTCTTGGCCTACTGCCATTCCTAGTGTAGACTCAGTGGTAATAAGATTAATACCCGCTGCGGTGTTTGTGCAAATAAATGCATTTGACCCAGTGGCATAACTAGAAGGTGATACACTGCCTAAAAATTGAACTTTTAGTCCGTTAGTAAATATAATTCCATCTGGACTGGTATAATTAGTTTTGCCTAAAATATCTTCAATATAAATTGTGCCGCTGTTGTCTTGTTCAATCAGTCTGATTGTCCCAAATATTTCTGGATCAGTGCCATCTTGGTAATACAAAGTGTCCAGCTTGGCTGTAAGCACTGGCATTTCAACAATATATCCTGCTTGATTTTTATACCATTGTGTGCTGGAATATTCAGTACCGTATCGTATGGTCCATTTTTCTAAATTGGCTATGTTTAGAATACTGCCTAGCGATAGATAGGTGTAGGCACCAACTGTAACATAACTAATACGCCATACGCTGTAATAATTGGTAGCAGGATCGCCTGCACTATTAGCAAATACCAAAGTTCGTGTGTTGAGGTCAGTAATTCCATCAATGCCGCCATAGGTAGCTATGAATTGATCTAGTCTGGCACCATCAATATTTTCAAAAAACAAATCAGTAACAAGATCAACTGCACCAATGCTGGTAAGATAGTAGAAAAAATCTTGTGCTGTTTTTTGTGGTACATTAAAATTGATTGTGCCAAGATCAATGCCGTTGTCAGTAACACCGTAAATGGATCTAGAAGTTATGTTTGGAGTTATGGGATCTAATCCGTTGACTCCTGGCGCAGTTTGAATCCAAAATCCTGGACCGTTACCAGGTTCAGCATCAATGATGCTGATGGTTCCACGCATGAGACTTTGAGTTTGACAAGAATAATACAGTGTGTTGGGTGCATCTTGCGGCACAACAAATGTCACAGTACCAACTGTTGATCCATTGCGTGTGACGCCTGTGTTGTAGGCATCGCCTGTGCCTGTAGTGGCAGCAGTTTTGATCCAGAACGGAAAATCACCTTGCACAAACAAGTTAAATGTGTATGTGTTGCCCCGAGTTAAAACAATAGGTGCGTTGGGTTCGTTGTCAATGTTGAAACTGGTAACATTGGTACGTGTGACTTTGTAGTTAACAGTTTCTTTGTTGTTTTGTGCTACTTGGAATGTGTAGTTACCACCACGCACTAAATTTATTGTGGGATTATTTCCAGTCACACCTGAAAAAGTGTAAACTCCGTTTTCTCTATTCACAGAGAAATTTTGACTCAGCGACACACCTGGTGATTGCACAGTGACCACATCAGGACCGTCTGGAACCCAATAGTATTGGCTAAAGTTTACAAATGTATCAAAGTCGATAAACGGATCAAGACTGTAATAGTCACTGGTGTATAGTCGGCTGGGTTGTGTTGACGGACTGCCTTGATATACCAAAGAATCAGTTATACCAGGATAGGTAATGGCATCAACAATCTTGCTGTTATCTGTAGGGTCTACACTGATCACACCTGGCTCAAGCTGATAGTCAGCGCGAGTTTTGTCAGGCTCAATCACATATTTGTCATTGGGATTTACACCAGGACCTACTGTGCGGCCAATGTAGCCTTGAGTCTTTTTAAATTTTGGCTCTTGAATCAACTGATCAAGAGTAGCTGCCAAGAACTGCTTGTTGGCATCGGTCTGAAAAATTTCAGGAAGAAAATCTACGCTGCGTACTCGTGCCATTAAATTACTCCGCTACCAGGTGCAGTACGCAAGTTGGTACTGGTCAATGCATCAATAACAATAATATTGTCAATGGTAGCGCCATTGACAAATATTTCACTGGGTTCTGCTCTTACTTCGTACATGTCGCCAAAGTATTTTTGTGTGTCTAGTGGTACTAGCACCACTGAACTGATTATGGTTCCAAGATATCTGTGCAGATATGCTGCCAGTTCTGAAAAATAGAATGTGTCACCAAAATTCCATTTGTCAATGCTAAAGTACTCATTCATTGCAGCCAACACAGAACTTTGTATTTCACTGGTACTGGCTGTGGAATTCTGAGCACGGATAACTTTGATTGTGGCCTGCAATGACTTGGCTGCTTTTGGACCAAACAAAGGTTTGAACACTACAGAATTCAAAATAATGTTGTCACTCAGCATCTTGTATTCGTTTAGGCCTTGATACTCAGTGCCAAGTTCATCAATTGTGGGCATGTTAGGTTCTGTCACTGTACCAGTGGTATCTGTGATCCAATTTTGATAGGCAGTGTAGTATGCTTGTGTGACTACATACAAGTCAATGATGTTGGTTGTGCCCGGGTCAATTCTATTGGTCAGTGGCGAGTTATGACGGTACTGGAAGTACAAGGCCTGGCGTCCTGTTCTGGCAATCCAATCACCTTCAGCAGCTTGAGTTATTACTCTAACTCCAGCGGTATTAACTGTTAATGTAAAAAATAATTCATCGCTATAGGCGTAGAAAACTTGCCCTGGAGAATACTGAAATTTTACCAATTCAATATTATCGTAGGTAGGATAGTCTGAATTTACCACTCCTGGTTCAGCTAACAAATATCTTTGCAAATTATCAAAGTCCACAGTTCGTTGCAAGAACACCAATTTGAGATTAGGGTTAACATCAGGTGCAACAATCTCATTGAAGAAGTCTGGATTGTCTGGCACCCCGTCTGAGTCTGAATCTCTGTAGCTGATTAACACCTGGAAGTCATCAACATAGCCGTCAGACTCCACAGGTTGGCCAATGATAGTAGTGAAAATATCTCCAGGCAGTGGTGACGAGCTGTCTGGTTTGGTGTTTACTGCCAGCACATTAATAAAGTCTCTGATTGTGGTGCCCGAGCGACTGTCGTAAATTTTCTGGTTGCCGTAGAAGAAAAATCTTGTTTGTAGCACTGATCCAAAATAATAAGCAAGACCACGATAAGTGATAGTGTATTTGTTGTCTACTGCTACAAACTGAATTATCCATGAAGCATCTAAATTTTGCCCCGATGTGTTGCCCGCATACGTTTGACTCCATGTTGCGTCAGCGTTCAAATTGGTGCTGGTAATAACATACCAAGTTCCTGGTGTGCCTGTAATAGTGCCATCATTGTCATAGCCAAGACCAAAATTTCTATACAACAAAATTTGTTGTGTTATTTGTTCTCTTATAGCGGGAGTCAAGTCTGTGAGAAATACAGGAATAATAGTATCTACAACTGCACCAGTAGGCACAAAATTGTTGAGTGCTACAGGACCTTGACCATTGGTTAAATTACCAATGCCATCATTGCTGCCATCTCCTACTATTGCAAGCGGACTAGCCCAAATTTCCAAATGGTCTTCCGGTCTTGTTGGCAGTCCAGGTTTCAATCTATTGTTAGCGTCAAAATAATAAGGTTGTCCATCGATAACTGGAGGAACAAACTTGATCAAACTTTTTTGTGCAACATATTTGAATGCAGTGCTACTTGAAGTTCCAACCATGACTGGTGTACCCACTGCGTTTTGAAAATAGCCTGTGGTTTCGTTGGCCAATGTTGTGCTTTGGTGCCAAGTGCTTAGAGCAGTGACACCAGTGTTTACAGTTATCCTTGGAAAGTTTGCATAGTAAAATTGTATAAATGTAGCTTCAATGATAGTTGGTTGTATTGTGTTGGTAATGAGGTCAGCAATTTCATTGCGATTGGTCCATGCAAACAATGTGGTAGGAAGAATATTATTTTCCCAAATGCCGCCGTCGCTAGAAAATGTATTGGTTGATGAATACTTGCCTGTGTTGTCCACAAGATCAAGATAGCGACTAGTACCAATTGAAGCACGGTTCACTGCTTTTGATTTGATAATAGAATTGTAAAGAGTAAACGGAAACAGATTATAGTCTTCACCGTTGACCATACGATTCTGTGTGTAGTATCTTGCTGGAGCACGTTGTTTGATCGCATCAATGCTTTCACGACTTTGTGCGTTGCTTACAGGTTGGGTAATGCCACAAGTAAATGTAATTGTTTGCAGGTTACCATTGCGGTCAATGTAACTGATTGGCAGCACCACATTCTGCATTTCAGCAGGATTAATAATGTATTGCAAGCCATTGCTTGCACGAACATACGCACGGAAGATACCAACTGGAATCTCAGAGAATACACCATCACCAAACACCATAGTAATCTGGTCATTGGTTCTGCTGGTCACAGAAAAAATAGGTCTTAGTGTTGCAGTTTGTTCTGCGGCCGATGAATAAATGTTTTCAGTGTATGTCCACTCTCGGCTGACACTGCCTACATTGTCTAGTTGAAATAACCAACGGTCTTCGTTGTTAACACCATCAATGTTGATATTCACCGTACGATTGGCAATGCGTTCAGCCAAGTTAAAGTCTTGATTCTGCAATGTGCCTTGCTTGAAGAAAAAGAAGAATCCGTTGTTGGCACTTTGATACCCCAATTGATCATTGCGATACAACACATTAAATGTGGTGTTAGGCTTTGGACTGGGTTCATAGATGTAATCTTGGCCGGCTGTACTTGAAGTTGTAGCTTCAAACGGCATGTTCACGCCATCTACAGTGGCAGTGTAAGGAATAACTGGCAAGAATCCTGGCACTAGATTTATACCGTATTCACTGGTATCTACACCCAAGATAGTTTGACGGCTGGACGGACGGCCAATCTTTTGACTGCTAACTAACGATGAATTTACAATAGCATTCCACTGTTCCAACCAATCAAAGTTTGTGGGATCAGCCCAGTTAACTGTAACATTGGCCAAGTTAACGCCGTTGTAATCCACAACGTTTTCTGTTGTAGTCACCGAGAATGCTTTGAGTAGGCCCTGGGCCGCAGTGTTACGCTTGGCAGTATAGCTCACAAGATTGGCTAGACGTGTGACTGAATCTCTGCGCTCGGCTGTGTCTAAATAGTTTTCTCTGGTGTTTAAGTCAGTACGGAAAGCGAGAGCTTGGCCCATAAACGCAATAACGTCCAGCAGGGCAATGTATTCTGATGATTCAATGTAGTCATTGAATGTTTCTGGATAGTACAAACGCAGGTAATCAGTAAAACTCTTGCGTAGAGTTTCAAAGTCGTAGCTTTGGAAGTCTGCTTCGCGATAGGTTTGATAGATCTGTTTCCAATCTTCTACACCAAATATCGCTGTTTGTCTAGTGGTTTTTGCCATTGCGTCTGGGCCTTGTATTCTTTATCTGTTATTTATGTAGATAAAAAACGGCGTAGTTATACGTAGCTGGCCGAACGAGTGACTTGATTGAAGAACACATTCAATATTTCGGCATCTACGCCGCCTACTGTTTGTAGTTCTAGCTCAATTAGCATGCCATTTTCTTGAGGATACACATTGATATTACTGATGAATAATCTAGGATCGCCGCCTGCTACTCGTTGCACTTCATTCACAATACCTTGTTGAACAGCATCGACTTGATTCTCAAATAGATAATTCCACAACACTGTACCATACCCTGGACGGCCGGGCAGTTGGCCCTGACGAATGTTAAACGCATTCAAGAGATCGCGTTTGACCAATTCAAAGTCCACTAGTGTGAATTTTTTGTATTGATTTTGAGTATTGAAGCCAACAAAAGTAGTCATGGAAATATTTATCCGCCTTGAGCTGGCCCATTATTAGGTGACGGGTCGGGCCTTGGATAGCCTATTGCAGTGAGACTTGGCAGACCACGACGTAGTCGTTCGGCATTTACACGATCCCATACTATCTCGTCATTTCCAGTGTAAATTAAATCCTCATCTTTAGTTTTGGAATAAGCACTAGATTCTATGGCTACTGGCAAAATGCTAGGTACTTTGGCGTTGCCCACAATTCGTTTGGCTGCTGCTTCCAGTGTGTCTGTATTCACTGTGTCAGTAGCAGCCACAGGTGTGTACTCTTGAAGCATAGACGGGTCTATTTTGGTCTGCGCTAAATTTACAGCAAATGCACCATTGACTGCTGCGGCATCAAATTTGGATTTGATATCTGCTGGTAGCCCAGGAGTATTCTTGGCCCAATCTAATGTGTTAGGCACACTTTTGGCAGCATTGGTTGCTAGGCCGCTGAGTGCTTGTGGAGTTAACTTATCAGTGGGCACGCCAAGAGATTTTAAGTCAGCAACACCTGATGTCATCAATCCTTGTTGAATTTTGTTTTGTAAACCGTCATTACCTAGCAATCCATCAAGACTTTTTACACCATCTTTGCCGGTCCATACTGTGGGACTTTTTAATACACCAACAAGGTCGCTACTGCCTTGACTTAAAAATTTTGCTGCGGTGCCTGGTTTGACAAGACCCCATCGTTCAAGCTGGCTGGCATCAAGACCAAACTTTCCTGCACCCGCTGTGTTGCTAATAGTGTCTGCATTTTGCCCTACCAACTTTGAAGCTTGGGCCAATGTGCTTGTTACATCAGGCAAGCTCATGCTGCCGAGTCCAGCCAGTGCCGGTCCTTGTTTGGCAAAGTCTGCTGCATTAATTCCTTCAGTTGGAGTTCCTTTAATCAATCCAGATATGGTACCAACTGCGGTGCTGGCCAAACTGCCTACCCGTGCAGCAGCACCAGTTAATGCACCTACAATGGCTGATGTTGAAGGTAATGAAACTCCGGCGCCTGTGCCTGACAATGCTGCGCTGATAGCAGCAGTGCCGCCGCCAGCGCCGGTAGTCAGTGAATTGAATGCGGCCGCACCGCCCCGAAGTGCGCTGGCCACTTGTGTACCAGCACCTTGGCCAAGTGCGCCTATACTGGCTGTGAGACTGTTTAGATTTGTGCCAGCAGGCAATCGGCTGGTTAACGATGCTAGACCTTGTGTAAGCTGACTTTGTGCAGATGCTAACCCGGCAGCAGCTTGTGTAGCTGCACTTGCAGTGTCTCCAACTTTGAATCCAACAAGTCCCCCACTGTTGACCTGTTGATCAAACACTGCCTTTGCTTGTTCATATGTCATGCCCGGAGGGCCTTTGATTTTAAATGTTTCTGGTAAACTGTTGTTACCTACACTTGAAGTTGGTTGCATTGACGGAGCGTCGGCTGGTCTTGGATATCCTAATTCAGTTAAACTTGGAAGACCACGGCGTAATCTTTCTTCATTGACTCGATCCCATACGATGTAATCATCGCCGGTATAAGTTAAATCTTCATCTTTAGTGTTTGAAGACAGCCCAGATTCAAAATTGGTTACGGCGGACTGACTAGGTGCCGATGCTCGTGCTTCATTGATTGCAGAGCTAATTCCAAGTTGATTGAGAGAAAATGTAAATTCACTCATGATCTTCTAGTTATTTCTATGCCAGCCGGAATAGGCACTGCACTAGGGTTTGGCGGCGGCTGTCCTGCTTCTAATGGAATCTCAATGTCCACGCCTTTGTTGTGATAGGGATATGGTTCGTGTGTGGGCGCTCGAGTCACAATACTGTCTAGGCCATCTGTTTTAACTGTCCATCCAGTGGCACTGCTGAATGTAGTATCGTCTAATTTAGTGACTGTCAAGTTATTAGGCGCAGATACTGCATCTGCGGCTGGGCCATTGAGATCAATACCGCCTGCGGTAAACTTTAATGCGCCGCCACCGTCCCAACTTCCATTAGCACTTTGTAATGACAAACTGCCGTCGGCCTTTATACCAATGTAATTTTTGCTGTATAGTTTTAAATTTTGTTGTGCAATAGCTGTAAGGTCTGCATCAGCTTGCAAAGTAATATCTTCTGCAGCCTTGGCTTTGATACTGCCACCAGCATACATGTTAATGTCTCTATCAGCATGCAAGTTAATGTCACCACGTGTGCGCAAGTTAATTGAGTTTGTGGCATACACATCTAGCGTGCCTTGAGCGCCAAGTTCAAACCATGCCAGACCATTAGCATGAGTGATGTAGAAAAAGTCTCCACTATCACTCATTGTAATTTGATGTCCAGCTGTGGTTCTAAATCTTATCAGTCTGGTATTGCCGTCAGTATCGCCATCGTCCATTACAATACTATGCCCACCCACACGACCGATAACATTGAGATCTTGAGGTTTTAATTGTCCAGTTTGGACTTTCCGTTGTATTTCTCCCAGTTTCATGCCACCTTTATAAACCGCTGGACCAGGTGTGCTAACACCAAACACAGCACTGGGACTTTCTCTCTGGCTTGAACTTGATATAGGACCACGTTGTGGATCTTTAATCAAGCCTTGACGAAACATGGTTTCTGAAACTACACTTTGTATGGGCTTAGGAGCATCAAAAAATCTAGCATTTTCTTCAAGAGCAAGATTGTTGGTGTTAATTTCAACTACTGGTAATTGTGATGCTCCTTTAAAATACGCTGCTTGATTTGCATTTTCTGCAATTACTTGAGTGGCAACTGGTGCAGCGCCAACAGCAGGAACCATGTGTCCGATGCTTTGATCAGGTGCAGTGCCGATATAAAACCCTTGACTGCGGTCTCCATTCACAAATACACATAACACTGTGATGCCCACATCAGGCGGCGTAAACCACATGCCATAACTGTTAGAGTTGCCATCAATATACGATCCCACACCTGTCTTGGCAGGGTTATAAGGGGTCGATCCAAAGAATTGTGGCATGTAACTTACTGTGATCCATTTTGAGGGTTCATTTTCGCCACCATTGCTAAATGCGTCAATGTAAACTTGTATGCGTCCGGATCTTATTGAGTCTGTGGTGTTTTTTACTATGCCATAGAATGGACCAAACTCCGCAGGTACACCTCCTCGATCAAATTTGTAATTTGATGGGCGCCCTCTACTGCGTTGTACTTCTGTTGCCATGTGTTATCCTTAAAAGTCTCTTACCATGTCTTGTGGAACAGATGGCGAATCTGCTAGACCATCTGTTGAAATTCTGCCAGACAACACTCCTGGTGGCACAAACGGATCTCCTGCACTTAAATTTTCACCCGATCCTGATGTTGCTGGTTGTGGTGGCGGTGCAGGAACCACAGTGTCTTTTGGTCCTGGTGGTGCTGAATTTATTACATTTGGTGTGCCACTGCCAGGGCCGGCACTTACCGCCGGCACAGCTAGTGTTGTGGGTCGTCCACTGGCTCCGGCTGCGGCTGCTGAAGCATTGGCAGCACTAGGGTTGTCTGATGTTATTGCATTGTCTATTCTTCTCACATCAGCTTGAGTTGCTGGTGGTGGCGCTGTGGCTGCTTTGTTAGAAGCATTGGGTTTCATAAAGAAATACAACTTGCCTTGAAGATTTTGATAAAAGCTACCTTGGCGGAATTCACTAGTACACTGCATGGCAGTATACACTCGACTTTGTACTGGTTGTCGTGAACTAGATTTAGCATAGGGATCAGCAAGCCCAGTATTGATATCATAGTCTTGTGGCCGTTGCCAGGCTATCTCAAACATAACCTCTCTAGCATCAAAATTTATAGTGCCGTCAGGTAAGAATGCATTGAAATCAAATTCTTTTGCGCTAACGCCGCCGGCAAAACTGCCTTGTTGTATCCACGCAGGATCGCCTACAATTTTAACGTTGCAATTGGCCAGGCCCACTGGATCATACAAACTTTCAGCCAAGTTGGCCTGTGGTTCGTTTTGTTTGCCATTATCGCCGGCACTGTTTTCTGCACTAGCTGTTTGAAAATTATAAAAAGGTTGATCTCTCATGCTGCTGGTAAAAGCCTTGCGTTGCTGGAACGCAAGATTGCCTTTGGTCTGATCTCCACTGATGGTCAGATTATAGAGATTGTTCATGGTTTCTTTGTAATCAATCACCGCAGTATTTTTGCCAGTAAACCAGTAGTTGTATTGTTTGTGTAGCCCACGAAACTTGTTAATAGGATAGTAATTGCTACTAAAGTTCATGGGAGTGTATGTGTTGATTATAAACGTTATTTTATGTGCATAGTCATTGCGTTTGTTATCGTACTCTAATTGCACTGACTGAAAAGTGATGTTGAACCACACAATGTCTTTTTTGTTGGCATCATTTTTGACTTGTAGGGCATCATCTTCGTTAAAAAACAAAACGTTTTGATCAGTCACAAACGTGCTGTTTCGTATAGCAAGCTCAATCGCCTGAACCAATTGCATACCAGCAGTGATAGAATAATTTCTGCTTTTGATATCTTTGTAAATTTTTTCCATGTCAGCCGAATCTGGATTGGTGTTAGCGGGCTGCACCATTCCAGTTTGTTTTGCATTAGTTTTTGCCCCTGGTGGGATCAGTCTAGCATTTTTAATTGCAGTGCCGCCGCCACCTGGACCAGGATTGGCAAACACAATCTCATACTGATCTGCTTGTTCATACACACCTTGCTTGACCAAATCTAGTTGAAATTGATTCATTGCACCCATGAGTCCTTGAGTGATGCTGGTCTTTTTTGTTGTGGGAGCTGCGTCGGCTTTTGGCGGCGAGTTTGCCAAATTGGCAGCAGCAATTTGTTCAGCATCACTTACATAACCCACAGAACTGTTTGTGGTAGCGGCACCTGGAGTGGCTGTGGCTGCTTGAGTAGCAGAGTATTTTACATCTTGTCCCAACAAATCACCAATGTTAGCAGCAGTCAATTCAATGTTGTAAGGTATGGTTCCACGACGAGTTCCAGCAGCAGATCCTTCGCCAGGAGCAAGTCCTTCAAAACTATATGTAACTAATTTGCTGTCAATGGTCCAGTCACATTTAGAAATTTTGAATGGTATAAACTTTTCGATTACTGAATTGGGATCAGACTTGTTGCCGCTAATGTTAGTGACCAAATTGCCTTGCTCGTCATATCCGTAAAATCTTATTACCATGAGATACACTACAGATGCGTAGTTGATGCCATTTTTTTGACCGCTAGCAGGCATGAAGTCTTGCACTGCTTCATACAGTCTGTCCAACAAAGTAATACCGTTGTTTTCAACTATGGTAAATTTGATGCTTTTGGTTGAATGTGGTGCTCTGGTGCCACCACCTGTGAGAAAATTTTCAATAGTAACAGAGTCAATATAAAAGTCTAACGGAAATGCTGGATTGCGACCAGCATCAGCATCCTTAGCACCTGGAATTGATGTATTGGTGCTACTGGCTCCATTATTTTCATAAAATGTTTGTGTGTTAGTGTTTAAGGCGCCTTTGAACCCGCCTGAGTTTTGCGGAGCTCCACCGCTTTGCACCAGCAACATATAACCATTCACTGTTTTTTTCTTGCTGTACACCAACTGTTTGTATTGTGCCGGTGTCATTAGATACCAACTGGCTCTATAGGTGTAGCTGGAAAACCGATCCAATACATTGGCTTGAGGAGTTATTATTTGATTGCTGCCATCAGTAGAAATGGTTCCAGTTTGTATTTTGGCAGCAGCAATTTGTTCAGAATCACTGACATATCCGCCAACACTGGCTGTTCCGGCATCATCACTTAAGGCTTGGCTGACATTTGTGCCTGCTCCGCCAGTGGCATCATCGTACTGTCCAACACCAGTACTGGTAGGAGCATAGAGATTTTCACTTTCGTATAATTCTCCAGTTTCAGGATTGCGACGTATAGTACCTACGGCACCTGCTTCATCAGGCAATGGTATACCTACATTGTATCCATTGGCATTTGTGGTACTTTGTGTTTGTATGAATGTTCGGGTAGCAGCATTGGTGCCTCGATCACCGTCACCTGCATTGGTAGTAGGAGTAGTTTCTGGAAGGGTAGCCATATGTTAGAACCCCAGTGTTGATCGCAATGTGGTGATCTTTGGAATGTAAATTCTAGTGTCTGCTTTAAAGTCTAGTGGAGGTGCCGTGAGTGTGTTGGGATTGCGTTGATAAAACGTCCACCACAAGCCAGCATCTCCATACAGGTCATAAGCCAACAAGTCTGGACGATATTGATAAGTGACATTTATAATCCACAGCTTGTCGTCGCTTTCTTTGGGGATAGGTCTGTTGACCATGACGTCCAAATAAAACTGATTGTAACCAGTTTGAAAATACGGACTGGTACTTGTGTAAGTTGCAGCCATTACCAGAATCCTCCACCTGCCAATAACGAACCATTGGCAAAAGATTTTAAACTAAATTGTTTGCTGACTTGATTGCGTGTTTGCATGGGCAATAATGTTATTGAAATTTCTACTTTGGTTGGAACGTAAGTGCTGTTGATAGAAGTTTGATTGGCGACATTTTGATTTACTTGACTGGGACTAGGACGATTGCTCAAACTTCCATTGCTTAAACCTGCATTGGTTAATCTATCAATAATGGCCACAACTGTGCCTAGGCTGCCACCAATAGCAGGACCGGATGATTGATTTCTGCGATTTTCCATATTCAGCCCGATGTTGTTGAATCCGTTAGCACGGATGTAATCTACATCTGTGGGCAGGCTGTATCCAAAGTTAGTTACCACACAGGGACTTTCATTAAATTGATATTTTCCAAATCCACTTAGGTATACCAGTGGTGGCGGTGTGCCTGCTTGTTCGTCTTGGCCGTAAAACATTTTTGTCACGGATTTAAAAAAGTGTATCACTGCCAACAGGTATGCAGCTTCGCGAGTGTCTTGTGCAGTAAATGTACCTTTAATACTGATATTTTCTACACTGCTGTTTTTATAAAAATATCCACGATAGTTAGAATGTGTCAAATCATATTGATCGTACTTGGCTTGATAACTGGTTTCAATAGCAGGTGTGTAAGGAAATATCACACCATCAGTAGCAGCCAATGGAGCCAATATTCCAGGGGCTTTGTCTTTGTAAAGATAATTGGCATTTGGTGCTAATCTCAATCGTACACGCCAGTCAGCTGCGGCAGGAGTATTCTGACGGGTTTGCAGTGTGCTTTGACCTTGTGCATTATTGGTCAGTCCACGAGTAACAGAAGAGCCAGCATTAACGCCATCTGAGTTCTGTGGTTCTGGTGCGCTAAACTCACTTTCATTTAATGCAGACAACGGAACCGGCGCGGCTTCGTAGGTAAGTGCAGTACTGAGATCGGCAGCGTCTTGTGCTTGACGAATTGCTTCTTGCTGTGCCAGCAGTCCATCTGGGTCAGTGTCAACTGGTGATGCAGATTCGGCGGCTATTTGTAAGTCAGCAAGTTCTTGTGCTTGTAATGCTGCATCTTCATCAGTTAGTGGAACATCAGCAGCACGGTCTAGTCTAGCGTTGAGTTCTTCGTCAGCAATAGCTTGTGCTGTTAGTTGTTGTTCTAATAGTAGTGCTTCAGTAGTGTAGTCAACTGGTGTAGCTGATTCAGCGGCTATGCGTAAGTCAATAAGTTCTTGGTTGGCTTGTGCGGCTGCTAATGCTTCGTCACCATCAGCTGGCAACGGACTGGTAGCAGTTGCACGTATTGGGTTTGGTGTTGTTCCAAGTTGCAGCTCAGTTTGTTGGTTTATTGCTGGATCATCACCAGCTGGTGCCTGCACCGGATTGTTCACTGCGGTTGTACCACTGGTCACAGTTTGTGTGGTAGTGGTAGTGTTTGGTGTTGTTATAATTGTCGGCGGAGTAGAAGCGTAGGCCGCAAATTTTTGACTTTCTAATGCAGTTTGTTGATCAGTAAGTGCTTGCAGTTTTGCATCTCGTGCTTCTTCTTGTTCAATCGAATTGAGTGGTAAGCCCTGCTTTTCTCGAATATAGTTGCTAGGATTGTCTTTGTTGAACTGATCAATTTCAGCTTGCTTTGCTGCGGCAGCCGCAGCAAATGGTTGACTTTGTGCTGTAGGAACTCTTGCCCCGGCAATAATTGTAGTAGATCCGCCGCCACTTACAGTTTCAGTGCTGGTTGTGGTATAGTTGATTGGTGTTACACTACTGACTGGCGCACTGGCTTTTTGCGGATAAGACACTTGTTTAATGGTATCATTTTCAAAGTCTGGACTTGGCGGTGCAAAAGATCCAGAAACATCGCCGTAGGCCACAGTACCATTGACTAATGCACCCATTTGGCCGTTTGATCCAATGGCGTAATTGCCAGCCTCAGCGTCGGTTATTCCAGCTGCCTCTCTAGCCTGCTGCTGTCTTTCTTGACGCTGTTGTGCTTTTAACTCTGCGTATTGTGCAGAGCCTTCGGGGCCCGGCGGAATACCGGCTGCTGCCTTCTCAGCCTTTATGCGAGCAAACTGTTGGGCCAAACTTTCGCCCACGGGTTGACCTGGATTGTTTTGCAACCATTGGTTATATGCTTCTGCTTTATTTGGATCGTAGCCGGCCATTTTTGTTTTCCTATAGCTTATTTACCGCTGTTAAAAACGGCGCAGTTTAACAAGAGGTTGACAATTGTTGTAAATATGCTACAATCCTTATAAGGAGACCTTGTCATAATATGACTTTATTACCAAAAGCGGCACCTCGTGTCAATTATCTAAACAACAGAGACATCTTGAAAGAGATTCACCACAGCAAGAACACCTATTGCTGGTATCGAGATCGAGCACTGGACCACCAATTTGATTTGATCCTACCTAGCCTGGACAAAATCAATCAACGCACCGTAGTGGAAGCAAGAAAAAATCGTGCTGATCGTATCAAACGCGAAACAGGCGAAGTGATTGACCAAAAGAAAATTCCCAACACTGACCTGGTGTTTAGGATCACTTGCTGGGATCATATCCCCATGGCGCCCAAAAAGATTACCAAAGCCGAAGCCAAACGCAAAAAGCTCGAGGACATCTTCGAACTGGACGATGTAGCAGAGGATCCCTTGGCAGAACTGTTAGATGTGCCGGTACTGGATCTAAATCATGTGCGAGTGAACTTTCCACCGTTTGAACAGTACAGACTGGACGAAGACAAAAAGCCTTACATTGTGGGCCGTAGTCACTGGAAAGGTGATTTAGAAACTGGAGAGTTTTCTAAGGATCACGGCGAGATGACCAAAAAGCTGGCACTGATGTTTATGAAACTGTGCGAACGCTACGCCACTCGTTCTAACTGGCGCGGCTACACCTACAACGAAGAAATGCGTGGACAAGCTCTACTTCAACTTAGTCAAATTGGTCTTCAATTTGACGAATCAAAATCGCAAAATCCCTTTGCTTACTATACCGCTGCTATCACTAATAGTTTTACACGAATTCTTAACATTGAAAAGAAAAATCAAAATATCAGAGATGACATCCTGGAGATGAACGGCCTTAACCCATCGTGGACTAGGCAAAACTCCGGCAAAGCTGGCATGGCTGCCATGTCCGGACCGGTTGTATCTAGCTTGGATGAGTAGTATACTAGCAGGATGACTAATCTATTCCGCAAAGCCGCAATCTTCACTGACATACACTTTGGACTCAAATCCAATTCAACCTTGCACAATGAAGATTGTTTGGCTTTTGTAAAATGGGCCACTGCCAAAGCAAAAGAAGAGGGTTGCGAAACTGCCATGTTTCTTGGCGACTGGCACAACAATCGAGCCAGCCTAAACATTGTCACCCTAAACTACAGCCTTCGATCACTGGAGCACCTGAATGCTAATTTTGACCGCGTGTATTTTATACCTGGGAATCACGACCTTTATTATCGCGACAAGCGTGATATTCAAAGCGTGGAGTGGGCACGTCATCTCCCCAATGTGGAAATATGTAACGATTGGTTTAGTAGCGGTGACGTCGTTATTGCTCCTTGGCTTTGCGGGGATGACCATAAACGCATTCCTAAGCTGACCGGCAAGTACATGTTTGGGCACTTTGAACTGCCGGGCTATTTGATGAATGCCATGGTGGAGATGCCCGATCATGGAGAAGTACGCAGAGAAGACTTTGAGAATTTTGAACATGTATTCACCGGACACTTTCACAAGCGACAAACCAAAAAGAACATTACCTATATCGGTAATGCGTTCCCTCACAATTATGCAGATGCTGGTGACGACGAAAGAGGCCTCACTATACTGGAGTGGGGAGCAGCGCCTGAGTTTCATGCTTGGCCTGCTCAACCGACCTATAGAGTATACGGTCTCGCCAACCTTATTGATAACGCTCCAACTCTTCTTAAGCCCAAGATGCATGTGCGTGTTGGACTAGACATTGAAATTTCATACGAAGAAGCCAACTTCATCAAAGAAACATTCATCCGAGACTACGACCTGCGTGAGATGTCGCTTATCCCAAACAAGAACTCAGACGTGGACACAGACATGGCACCTGGCGAGATCAAGTTTGAGTCAGTAGATCAAATTGTCACAGACCAACTCACAAACATCGAATCAGAATTTTACGACAACAAGCTACTGCTAAAGATTTATCAA